CGACGCGCCCGCGCTTTATCTCCGCCGCACGCGCGACGGCAAGCTCTGCGCGCTCGAGCCGCTCGACGGCGCCACCATCAAGCGCGTCATCGACGATTGGGGCCGCACGCCGCAGCATCCCGCGCCTGCCTATCAGCAGGTGCTGAAAGGATTGCCCGCGGTCGACTACACCACCGACGAGCTCTGGTACCTGCCGCGCAATCCGCGCATCCATCGCGTGTACGGTTTCAGTCCGGTCGAGCAGGTGCAGATGACCGTCAACATCGCGCTGCGCCGGCAGGTCTGGCAGCTCCAGTACTACACCGAAGGCAACATCCCCGAGGCGCTGATCGGCGTGCCTGACACCTGGACGCCGGATCAGATCCGCCAGTTCCAGGGCTATTGGGACAGCCTGCACGAAGGCAACACCGCCGCGCGGCGGCATGCGAAGTTCGTGCCCGGCGGCGTCGCCAAGACCTTCATCCCGACGCGCGAGCCGGCGCTCAAGGACCCGTTCGACGAATGGCTGGCGCGCGTCGTCTGCTACGCCTTCTCGGTCAGCCCGCAGCCTTTTGTCCAACAGCTCAACCGCGCCACCGCCGAGACCGCGCAGGACGCGGCGCTCGCCGAAGGCCTGCTGCCCTTGAAGACCTGGGTGAAGCAGCTCTGCGACCGCGTCATCGCGCGCGAGTTCGCTTCGCCCGATCTCGAATTCGCCTGGAGCGACGACGCGCCGAGCGATCCCGCCAAGGTCGCATCGGTCGCGGTCGACTACGTCAAGGCCGGCATCAAGTCGGTCAACGAGGTGCGCGCCGAATTGGGCCTCGATCCGGTGCCCGGCGGCGATTTTCCGGCGGTCGAGACCGCTCACGGCGCGGTGCCGCTTGGCACAGCACCAACCGTGCGAAGCCAGAGCAAAAAGATTGATACGCTCTTGCGCTTCAACCCGAACCACTACGGCCCCGGTCCTCAAGGCGGCCAGTTCGCGCCGGGGGGAGACGATGGCGATGGCACGACGGATGCAGAGCCTAGCGACCGCGGCGGCTCAAACGGGCCAGAAGCCCGACACGACAATCAGCGTGTCAGCGATGAGCAGAAAAAGAACTATACGGAGCAGCTCGCCGGCAGTGGAATTACCGGGTTCACCGACCACGGGATAAGCCGAGCGATTGAACGCGGCATACCGCCGTCTGCGATACTTGACGCCGTAAGGAACCCGATCAAAGTCATACCGCAGGCCGGCGGGAGGACGATGTATGTGGGCCGACACGCAGTCATTATACTTAATTCATCCGGTGGCGTGATCACGCTTTGGGGCCAGTGAGAAAACGGCTGGGGTGCGGAGACGGAAAATGACGACCGCTTTGGAAAACAAGATTAGAGCGCTCCTCATGCGGGAGTGGGATCCGATTGGCATCCATGACGAGCCGGCCGCTCATGACGAATATGACAGTTACGTCCCGCACGTCGCGAGCATGATCCAATCGCAGAAAACGCCGGAGGAGCTCGCCGAGTATCTTCTGAGTGTCGAGAAGGCGAAGATGGGTTTGAACGGCGATGCCAATCGGGCACGATCGGTCGCAACGCAGCTCTCGGCGCTGCGATAGCGCGTCATCGGGATCGCTCTCTATATGGTGCAATCATCAAAACACCCGATACATCGGCGCCAGTTCGAGGATTGGCCAACGCGCGAGTTTGGCCCTTATCGGCCGCGCTTTCTGCTGGTGAAGCGGTGTTTCCAGGTGTCGAGACGAGAGAACGATCGATACGCGGAGCTTACTGCGATACGCAACAACGCGGCGCGCGAACCGGTGAATCTCGCTTGGCTCCGCGCCATGCGCAAGACGAACCCGGTGACCGGCTTCAAACGCTTGGAGCGACAGGTCGTGTATCGTTGCGGACGCTACGTTTGGATTCACATTCGCAAGCCGCAGCGGTCCGGCGTCATGGAAACATCGTAAAGAAAAAAAATAGCTCGGGCGCCATTCGCCCAACTCGATCATCAACCCAGGGCGCCTTCGGGCGCCCTTTTCATTTGCGGAGAGAAACCCATGCGAATTTTCGTGCCGCTCGAGAAATTCGACGCGGAGAAGCGCCTCGCCATCGGCTATGCCTCGACGCCGGCGCTCGACAGCCAGGGCGAGATCGTCAAGCGCGAGGCGGTCGAAGCCGCGCTGCCGGATTACATGCGCTTCGCCAACATCCGCGAGATGCATCAGCTCTCGGCGGTCGGCGTCGCCGAGGCGGCCGATCTCGACGCCAAGGGCCTGCGCATCGCCGCCAAGGTGGTCGACGACGACGCCTGGGAGAAGGTGAAGCAGGGCGTCTACAAGGGCTTTTCCATCGGTGGCCGCGTCACGTCGCGCGATCCCGCCGACCGCCGCGTCATCACCGGCCTCGAGCTGACCGAGATCAGCCTGGTCGACCGGCCCGCCAATCCCGAAGCGGTCATCGACGTCTACAAGGTTTTCGAGCTCGCCAAGGAAGGCCGCCGCAACAGAGCCGCCGACCAGAAGCGCATCCAGCATGTCCACGACACGGCGGTCGAGCTCGGCGCGCGCTGCGCGCATGCGCCGGCCGCCGCTGCGACCGACGAACCCGATGCCGACGATCCGGCGAAGGCCGCGCGCGGCGGCGATCTCGCCAAGCACACCAGTCTTGCCGAGCGTCTCGACGCGCTCGCGCGCCAGATCGCGGCGCAGGGCGCGCTGCTGAACAAGCTCGCCGCCGAGCCGGCGCCGGCGAAATACACCGCCGCTGCCCGCGTCGTGGATAAATCCGAGGACGGCGTCGCCAAGCGCGGCGACGACGAGCCCAAGACCGCGCTCGACGCCATCCGCAAATCGCACCGCAACCCGATCCGCGTCGGATTTTTCTAAGCCGGCACCACCACCCCCTCCCTAACCCTCCCCCCTCGAGGGGGAGGGAAGGGTGGGGGGCGATGCTGACGCACTCACCTGTCTTTCCACTCACCCCGCAGGAGTAACTCGATGACCGCCACCACCCAGACCACCTTGGCCGCCTTCAAGGCGGCGCAGCAATCGCCGATCGACGATCCCGCCTTCGCCGGCCTCTTGGCCAAGAGCACCTTTGCCGAGAGCGGCTCGCCCACCGCCGGCCTCACCTTCTTCGACCTCGAGCCCGGCGCCAAGATGCTGGTGCCGGTGCTGACGCCGCTGCGCAACGACGTGCCGCGCGTCACCGGCAAGGGCGGCATCCAAGCCAACTGGAAGGCGATCACCGGCCTCAACACCGCGTCGGTGCGCGCGGGCATCTCGCCGGGCAATCGCGGCGGCGTCATCGCCGTGACGACGCAGGACTACAACGCCGTCTACAAGGGCATCGGCCTCGAAGCCAACGTCGATTTCGAGGCGGTCTATGCCGGCCAGGGCTTCGACGATCTGCGCGCGCTCGCGGCGCAGACGCTCTTGGAATCGCTCATGTTGCAGGAGGAGCAGATCATCCTCGGCGGCAACGGCTCGCTGGCATTGGGCACCACGCCGACGCCGGCGCTGACCGCGTCGTCGTCGGGCGGCTCGCTCGCCACTGGCACGGTCTCGGTGATCGCCGTTGCCTTGACGCTCGACGGCTTCCTCAACAGCTCGCTCGCCGGCGGCATTCCCGCCGCGGTCACGCGCACCAACGCCGACGGCTCGTCCGACACATTCGGCGGCGGCTCGGCGCAGAAATCGGCGAACGCCACCGTCTCGGTCACCGGTCCTTCGGGCGCGGTCGCCGCGACGGTCGCCGCGGTGCGCGGCGCCGTCGGCTACGCCTGGTTCTGGGGCACCGCCGGCAGCGAGAGCTTGGGCGCCATCACCACCATCAACTCCGTGTCGATCGCCGCTGCCGCCGCCGGCACGCAGACCGCGTCGTCGCTGCCCGGCTCCGACAACAGCGTCAACGCACTGGTGTTCGACGGCCTGCTGACCCAGTGCTTCAAGCTGGCGCTCAACGCCTATTACGCGGCGCAGCCGACCGGCACCGCGGGCGCCGGCACGCCGCTCACCGCGGACAGCGAAGGCGGCATCGTCGAGTTCGACGCCGCGCTCAAATCGTTCTGGGACAATTATCGCCTGACGCCGACCGCGATCTACGTCTCGTCGCAGGAGATGCTCAACATCCACAAGAAGATCCTCCAGGGCGGCACCAACACCGCGGCGCGCTTCGTCTTCGCGGCGGATCAGGGCGCCGTCCTCGGCGGCGTCATGGTGCGCAGCTACCTCAACAAGTTCAGCATGGCCGGTCCGACCGAGATTCCGATCAAGCTGCACCCCAACCTTCCGGCCGGCACCGTGCTGTTCTTCACCAAGACGCTGCCCTATCCGCTGTCGAACGTGCCGAACACGGTGCAGATCCGCACGCGGCGCGACTACTACCAGGTCGAATGGCCGCTGCGCGCGCGGCGCTACGAGTACGGCGTCTATGCCGACGAAGTGCTGCAGAACTACGCGCCCTTCGCCTTCGGCGCCGTCACCAACATCGGCAACGGCTGACGCTAGGCCGTAAAGCCAAGCCGCATTCCCCTCACCCAGCTCAGAGTAAGGCCCCGCATTCGTCCTTCGAGACGCCACGCGCCCTCTGCTGAGCCCCGTCGAAGCACTGAGGAGCGTCCTTCGTCGGCGAACCTCATCCGGAGGAGCGAAGCGTCTCGAAGGAGAGGTTCGCCGCTCAGGATGAGGGCGTCTCGAAGGAGAGGGCGCGTGGCTCCTCAGGACGAGGACTCAGCGCTCGCCAACTCTTCCCAACCCTCTCCCCCTTTGAGGGGGAGAGGGTTGCTTTGCGTTGGCGAGTGCAAGCGAGCCTTACGCAAAGCTGGGTGAGGGGCGTAGGCGCTCGGAGGAATCACAATGAAAAAATCTTCACCCAAACCGAAACCGTTGCCCCGCACGCTCCACCTCCGCGCGCCAACGCCCCCCACCCTAACCCTCCCCCTCGAGGGGGGAGGGAAGGGAGGGGGTGAATCCGGGCAACAAACACCATGAAGAATCAGAAATTGAAATCCAAACCCAAATCGAAACCGTCGCCGCGCACGCTGCGCCTGCGCGCGCCGGACGGCTGCACGTCGGTGTCGCTCGCCGGCCGCGAGTTCGCCGTCGTGAACGGCATCGTCGCCGTGCCGGCCGAGCTCGCGGCGATCCTCGTGCATGCGCACGGCTTCGTCTACGAGGCATAGCGGATGGCCACCGGCGATTTGACGACGCTTGCGAACGTCAAGGCGTGGTTCGCGCCGCCCTTGACGGCGACTGCCGACGACGCGCTGCTCGCGCGCCTTGTCACCGCGGCGAGCCAATTCATCCAAATCTGGCTCGGCCGCACCATCGCGGCAACCGCCTACGCCGAAACCCGCAACGGCTTGGGCGGCACGCGGCTCTTCCTGCGCAACCGGCCGGTGCTGTCGGTCGCGTCGCTGACGGTCGACGGCGTCGCCATCGCGCCCGCGTCCGGTCCCGGCCAGGCGGGCTATCTCTTCGACGACAGCTCGGTCTACCTGGCGGGCCACGCCTTCAGCCGCGGCCAGCAGAACGTCACCGTCGCCTACTCCGCCGGCTACGCCGCGACGCCGCCCGAGCTCGAGCAGGCCTGCATCGCGCTCGTCGCGCTGCGCTACAAGGAGCGCGACCGCATCGGCCAGGTGTCGAAGAACCTCGCCGGCGAAGTCGTGTCCTTCGCGCAGAAGGACATGCCGGCCGATGTTCAAACGCTGTTGGATCAATATCGCTCGGTCGTGCCGGCATGATCGCCGTCACCATCTCGGCCGATGCGCTCGGCCGCCTGCGCGCTCTGCCGTCGGCCGTCGCCGCACGCCTTGCCGATACCGTCGCGCGCCTGGCGCAAGCGCTCTACGACCGCGTCGAGGAAAATCTGTCGGGCGTCGTCCTCCAGCGCCGCTCCAGTCGCCTCGCGGCCAGCATCGTGCAAGCGGTCGACGGCCTATCGGCATCGGTCGGCTTCGATCCGGCCGCCGTGCCCTATGGCGCGGCGCAGGAATTCGGCGCCGACATCCGCGCCCACCTGATCGCGGCGAAGAACGCCCGCGCGCTGTCGTTCGTCGTCGCCGGCCGGCGCGTCTTCGCCAAGCGCGTGATGTTTCCCGGCGCGCATCTGCCGGAGCGCTCGTTCCTGCGCTCGGCGCTGGCCGATCTCGCGCCCGAAATCGGCGCCAAGATCGCCGCAACCGTCGCCGAGACCGTCGAATGATCTGCATTGGCGGTTGCATCGCCATCCTGCGTGCTTCGAGACACGACGCTTCGCGTCGCTCCTCAGCATGAGGACATTTCTTTATGGCATTAAGAAAATCGCCTCAGCCTGAGGAGCGCACGGAGGGCGCGTCTCGAAGGCCGCACGGTCGTCATCCAACAGTCGGATCGAGTAACAGCGCGATGGACACCCCATGACTCGCGAGCCGATCTACGCCGCGCTCTTCGCGCTGCTGTCCGGCGCCGCGCCCTTCGTCACGGCGTCGCGCCGCCTCAGGCATTGGAGCGACGTCGGTCCGGCCGAGCAGCCGGCGCTCTTCGTCGTCCAGAAGAGCGAGACTGCCGAACGCCGCGCCGGCCTGCCGGCGAAATGGCGCGCGCTGGTGGACGTCTACGTCTACGCCCACGCGCCTGACGACGCGTCCGGGCCGGCGACGGTGCTCAATCCGCTGCTGGACGCGATCGAAGCCTGGCTCGCGCCGGCCAGCGGCGCGGTCCAGACGCTCGGCGGTCTCGCGTCGCACGCCTGGATCGCCGGCAAAATCGAAACCGACGAAGGCGTCCTCGGCGGCCAGGCGGTTGCGATCGTGCCGGTCGAGGTTTTGGTTGCGGACTAACCCAAGGAGAATTTCATGGCGATCTATTCCTTCGGCTCCGGCGTCTTGCTGGGCCAGCGCACCGACGTCGCCGGATCGACGCCGGTCAATTTCGGCCTGGTGCAGGAGGTCGAGCTCGATCTCCAGTTCACCACCAAGGAGCTCTACGGCCAGTATCAATTTCCGCTCGCCATCGCGCGCGGCCAGGCCAAGGCGCAGGCCAAGGCCAAGCTGGCGCAGGTCTCGGGCCTCGCCTTCAACACGCTGTTCTTCGGCCAGTCGCTGGCGTCGGGCCAGCTCGCGACCAGCTACGGCGAAGCCGGCACCGTGCCGGCGTCGTCGCCCTACACCGTGAGCGCCGCCAATTCCGCGACCTTCGCCGACGACTACGGCGTCGTCTATGCCGCGACCGGCCTGCCGCTCGCCAAGGTCGCAAGCGGTCCGAACGCCGGCCAATACAGCGAGTCCGCCGGCGTCTACACCTTCGCGTCGGCCGATGCCGGTAAGGCGGTGCTGCTGTCCTATACCTATTCTGTTGCCGGATCGGGCCAGCAATTCACGCTCGCCAATCCGCTGCTCGGCACCACGCCCACCTTCCAGGCGCAGCTCTACACCAGCTTCCAGGGCAAGCCGGTCAACGTGAAGCTCTTCAACTGCGTCTCGTCGAAGCTCGGCTTCGCCACCAAGCTCGAGGACTTTGCCATTCCGGAGCTCGATTTCGACGTCTTCGCCAATCCCGCCGGCAACGTGCTGGCCTGGTCGTTCGCGGAGGTGTCCTGATCCTGCTGATCCGACAGGAAAATTCTTCGGCTGGCTTCATGGGCTAAAGGCTTGAGCCGTCGGCCCTATCGGCTCGTTCGTTGGCGAATGATAACCAATTCCCGGTAATGTCTCAGTTTGGCCTCATCCTGAGGAGCGCCGCGCCCTCGATGCTTCGAGACGCCCTCATCCTGAGCGGCGAACCTCTCCTTCGACCGACGCCCTCATCCTGAGCCGGCCGACCTCTCCTTCGAGACGCTTCGCTCCTCAGGATGAGGTCGGCCGGACGAAGGACGCTCCTCAGGACGAGGTTCGCCGACGAAGGACGCTCCTCAGCATGAGGGCGCGGG